CAGTTATACATAGTTTATCTCCTAGACAAGAGAAGAAGATAGGATTAGAGAAGGTTGGGTGAGATAAGACTAGAGGATGAGAGAGGACTAGATTAGAGAAGACTAGAGAAGAGAAGAGAAGAGAAGTATACCTTCCCTCTCTTATCCTTCCTCCTATATACCCCCTATTCTCAAACACAGGTTTGTATATCCTTCAAACAGGCTTAGTCCCCTTCTACAGGCTAGTCTACCTAATCCCAAGAGATGATGTGGTAGACTTTTCTAGTGATATCAAAATCAGGTATCTCTACCTTGAGTTCCTGCTTTCTCAACCATTCTCTTGTTCTGTGGCTGAGAGCACCCTCATATCTCATTCCTTTTGAATAGGGAAAGCGCTTCGCCGCTGTAATAAGCTCCTTCCAGACAGTCTTCTTCTCATTCTTAAAGGCCAATTCTTCTTCTTTGAGCTGGGCGAACTTCTGAATCTCTCTGATTTCTTCCAACAAAGTCATGATATCTCCTCTAGATGCCCTCTACAAGGGGATGTACGCGGTAGGGTGCGGAATAGTCTAATGATTTCACACACTTAGCAGATTCTTTCTCCTTCAAACAGAGGAAAAGCTTCTCTATACACGGGGTAGAAGCTTTCTTGGCGGCAAGATGATGCCGTCAACCCATTCCTTTTGTTGTTCTGCAGTGATAAGAGCAAGATAACCTGCGCAAACGAAGATACCACCTTCTATGATTCCACCCGTACTGAATTGGATAATAGCTGCGAAGAACCAAATAAGAGCAATAAATTGATAAAACATCCTTATTTCTTTTGTTACTGGTTTAGAATAGAAAAGAGTAGAGTGTTCCCCTCGCTTCGCTCGGGGCTTACTCTACTACTTTACCTCCCCCTGTACCCCCTCCGGGGGAGGGGGCTGTCAAGGGACTAGTGTCGGATGGCTCCACCAACCCTGTACTTCTTCTTGAGGCCCATCACGAAGGCCCCGGTCTCTGCACAGATGTGGTCCTTGTCAATACCCAGGTCCTTGGAGTTGGCCGTGTACCGCGACTCGGCGCGCCAGCCTCCTGCACTTCCACGAATCTTCCCTACATCACGAGCCGCTCCACTGGGCAGCCTCATGTCAATCTCTTCTCTGGTAATGGTCTTCATATATTATCCCTATAGGTTCTTGAGGTTGTTGAGAAGTACACGCAGCTCGACCCGATGTTTGGTGAGCATCTTCTTGGTGTAGGGTTCTTCCTCCGTCATCATGTCTCGGAGGGTGCCCAGAGCGGTGAGAAGCTTGGCCGCACTGTTGATAGCGTCTACGACTGCAGTGTCGTATACAGTAGTGCAGCGCCCTTCGCCGCAGTAGCACTTGTTCATGCTTTCTCCTGTAAAAGGTGGGACTGGAGAGGATCGAACTCTCGACCTTGAGTTTAAAAGACTCTTGCTCTACCGCTGAGCTACAGACCCATAAGGTTAATGTGAATCTTCGTCTTCTCTACTTCTAGGACCTATCTGATAGAGAATTCGTAGTCCTCGTCGTAGGGTTCGCCGTGTGATGCCCATCCACCCATCTTTGGGTTACAGATAGGGGTGTCCTTGAGGTTTTCGAAGAGGAAGTTAGCGAGCGCCTCCTCCTCGCTCTTGCCAATACCGTAGTACTGGTATTCTCCACCAGACATACAGATGGTGTAGTCTGCCCACATGGAATCATTCAGGACAGTTTCTGCTGCCTCGAAACCAACCCAGATGACAAGGTCACCCTTGAAAAGACGAATGTGCATGGCTTGTCCCTATAGGTTGAAGGGGTTGATAGGTGGGGGTGGTAGGATTCGAACCTACGTATACTGGCACCAAAAACCAGCGTCTTAGGCCACTTGACGACACCCCTGTGGCACAAGTAAAGGTAGACCCTTGGGCCTACCCTCACTCACCCTCTAAAAGGGAATCTCGTCGGAGGGGATGTCCTCGGCCGCAGGTGCTGCCGAAGAGCTGGACCCTCCGCTCTTGCTGCCCAGGAACTGAACGTTGCTGGCGTTGACCTTGGTGGTGTACCGGTCTCGACCCTCGCTGTCCTGCCACTTCTGGGTACGGATGGAGCCCTCGACCAGGACCTGACGGCCCGACCTCAGGTTGTCAGCGCAGGCCTTGGCCCGATTGCCCCAGACGGTGACGCTGTGCCACTCGGTGTGCTGCCCCCAGGTGCCATCCTGGTTCTTGCGGGGTTCGTTGGTAGCGATTCGAAGATTACAGACTGCGGTTCCACCACTGGTAGAACGCAGCTCCGGGTCTGCACCGAGGCGACCCATGAGAATGACCTTATTCATGTTGTACTCCTTGTTGTTTAGTACGAGTATTTGTTCAGAGCTTTTCTAGAAGAAGGGGAGGAAGCTGAGCATGCCACCATCGCTGGCCCCGCTCATGCCTTCGATGATCTCACCCTCGGGGGCTCCTTCTGCGAGAGCCTCCATGTAGCTGTTGGTGATGACAGTGCCATCGTCGGTCATCGGAATCTCGCCGTCATCCGTGAGGGTGACGAGAGGGTCGACTGCCGTGATTTCACCGGTGCCAGGGTCGGTACTGACATCTGCGAAGACTTGGTCCAGAGCCAAGCCCTGGTTTTCTGCTGCTACCACCAGGTCGGGGTAGGTTGAACTGACGAGCGCCATATGCTCTCCTTGTTGTTGTTTGAATGTTTGATTAGACCTTTTCGCCTAACCGACAAAGAAGAAGTAGATTGCTCCGACGATGCCGATGAGGATGATGATGTCTTTCACTCCACCCACTCCTTCCACACGAAGTGCTTGCTCATACACCAATTGAGCCTTTCCTGAATCTCCTCCAGGTTCTCTTCCTGCTTCATGTTCACCGTACAGGAGTCTCCTGCGATGTACACTGCAGCACCAGACTCATGGGGGATGATGTGATCACCCCAGTGTCCTTGTAGGTAGTGAGCGCCTGCCGAGACGCCGAACAGGACAAGGACGCCGACGAGCACGAGCGAAATTAGTTCGAAGAAGGAATTCATACGTTCTCCCTAAAAAAGTTCATGAGTATGAGTAGACCTTTCGGCCTACTCAGTGACTCTATGCCTTGACTCTCCCGCTATATTCCGTTGTCGTGCCTGTCTGTTGGACGTAGACACGCTTAGCGCCCGTAACGACTTGCTTCTCCTTGGCGCTCATTGCTGCTGCTACCTTACCCGCGATATAGTACACTGGCCCCATGAACAACCCGAATGCAATTGCCTTCAGGATGGTGGGGAACAGAGCTACAATTGCGATTCCTACCACAGCCAGTAGGAGGTTCTCACTCTTCACAGATCACCTCGTAGGCCTTCCAGTACTGTTCCTTGCGATGCTTGAAGAATCGCCCAGGCCATGGTTTGACGATACGCAGAGTCTTCTCTGCCGCCTGCTTTGCCAGGGCCATCCAGCCGACCAACTTCTTCTGCTCCTCGATAGAAGCATTCTTGTAGCTGTCTTGGATGAGTTTCAGATCGAGCTTGACGGAGGTCACTCTCCACCTCCGGGCTTGATGCAGCAGACGATGGTCCAGTAGGGCTTGATGCTGGTCATGCTGTTCTCCTTGTTTGTTGTAGAAACCTACTTCTTGACCATGAAGACGATGAAGGCAGTGGTGATGGGCTTACTGCCGTCACTGCTGATCTTAGGGACGATGGAGTGGACCCTGTAGCCCTTTGTCAAGAAGTGTTCGACAAGCCCGTTTTCGCAGGCGCTGCGGTAGTCGAGGTGCTCTGCGACAATGGTGATGATCTTCATGTTTATTCCTTTGTTCATACATGTAACAGAGCCTTTCACCTGTCACCCTGTGAGCCCTATGGGAGAAGATTGGCTACTATGGGTCGGGAAAGACTCTGCACATGGTTCCCAGGATTCAAGCCTTTTCGCCTGAGATGGCTATGGGATCGCTTTGTGGAGTACTTACGCGTTTTCCTCTTTTGTCGATCACTTCAACGTATGAGACAGGATTCGAACCTGCATTGCCGGCTGGGCGTTTTACCAATTAAACTACTCTAACGTCTGTGCCATACACACCCACGACAGGTATTGTGCTGGCTATCCGATTTACTGTGCATTAGGTGGTAAATCAACACCTGTCGTAGACGCGCAATGCACTTGGGCGTTAGTAGCTACGACGCTATCATTTACTGTCTCTGTGGTGCCGCCCCACTACGCTCGTTTTCCGTACCCATCTATGTGTACACGTTGGGAAGACAGTCATGGCACACCCATCAGGACTCGAACCTGAGACCCTCGCTTTAGAAGAGCGATGCTCTATCCATCTGAGCTATGGGTGCGTGGGTGTGGGGAATACTCTTACCCCACCATGGACCTGAGATGGCTGGATAAGCCATAGTCCTTTATGTCAGTTTTACCAGAGATTTTCCGGTCTCTCTGGAAGCGTTTATAGATGTCACCTATGCGGCGCATCTACCCCCCTGACATATACCATTGCTTCATACTTGGGGGCTTCTAAAATAGGACCATGAGGGATGCGTACGATACCCTAAAGCTCAACCACCTATTCCATCTTCAGTGGTCGCCATGGTGTTAGTCTCAAAGATCGGCAACCGCTTGGTTACCGGTTGAGAGTTCAGCGAGAGGTACTATACGCCCACTGTGCTTTGTCTTAAGGCCTGTTTGACGCAGCTGGTAGTCAGAGGTGATGTCCTGCTTGGTGACTCTCATAAGTAATAGTAGACCTTTCGGCCTACCACTACTTGTTTCTCTCTACTGTGCCAGCATCTTCTGCACACTGTCGGGAACGTGGATGCGCCCCTTCAGCTCGGGAGTGGTGTGCTCCCGATCGCGCCGACTGTGGCTCTTCTTCTTGGGGCCACGGACCTGCTTGTCGCGCCAGACACGACCCGTGAGCTTCTGGAGCTGGAGCTTGAGGGACTTGAGCCCCTCCTCGGCGCCGTGGCGCTGGTCGACCATGGCGTCGATCTTGGCCTTGGCCACGAACTTGCCATTCTTCCGCCACTTGCCCTGGCTGTCCCGCTTGAGGCTGCTGAGGAAGGCCTCGGCTTCCTTGATCTGTTCCTGGCACTTGGTGATGCCATCGCGAAGCCCCAGCTGCTTCATGCTGGTCGGGAACGTGGGTGTGTACATGCTATTCTCCTGATTGAATCGAAGATGAGAGAGTGAAACTCTTTGTATAGATTTTCGCCTATACTTTATCGCAAGGTCGCATGTGACCTATGGCGTCCACGAACCCATGTGGCGGTCTCGAACTCTCACAAGTTTAGGTAGACCTTTTGGCCTACCCTCCCCCGGACGCCCTTACTGAGCGCCCAGGAACAAGACGGAATGGATGAACGCCATCCACATGATCCATCCCCAACCGACGAGGAGAATCCCCTCGGCCACGGTCTTCAGAATTCGCTTCTTTTCCATGTTTCCTCCCTTCATGAGTATGGGTAGACTTTTCGGGCCTACCCTCTCGTGCTATAAGAGAACGCTGGTGTCTCGGAGGTGTCTAATCTCCTGCGGGTAGTTCCATTTACCCTAACCAGTGTCTTCATTCACAACCACCCTACTTACTGAAGAGATGACAAGTCTCAGTAGACTGATTGCGGGAACCGCAGGGGCTCGGCTCGTCTCCCAGGGCACAAGCGGCTCCTGGTTACTATTCGATCTCGAAAGATCAAACCACCTCCCGACAAGGAGGACGATGCTGGGTGTACAGCACCAGTATGGCCTTGCACGATGAACCCAGGGTAAGTCGCGGGAGCAGTAACTCCCTCCCTTCGCGGGCTTAAACACCATTCACTACCCTACTCTCGTAGACGCTCTTGGCTTAATAGTCTCTTTATACTGGCCAAGTCCAGTTATCTCTACGATAGAGATTTAAAGGGTGTGGGCGATAGTTCCTCAACCCACTACAGCAACACGGTCATCCCGCTGGGAATCCCCGAAGCCTTTACATCAATGGGAACCACCCTAAGGTGCCCTAACCGCCTGACATATGCTTTCAGTTTGACGGAAGTCGAGGGTTCCGATTACTTACACCCTGGCGTAGGTGCTTTCTTCTTTGCATCCACTGCTCGCCAAAGCAGCTTCATACTGACCATCCAGGAGTACCAACCACCCCATGGGAGTGAGTGTGGAATCGAACCACCTACCTTTTAGCCATCCCTCTCACAAGTTTAGGTAGACCTTTCGGCCTACCTCCGTGGAACCCGAGTTGCCTCAGAGTTCCACTGGCTCCACGCTGACGAGAAGCCAGTCCGGCTCCCCAGCCTCGGGCGCGTACGCCCAGGTCTCCATGGAGTCGTCTCCATCCTGGTCCCAGACCAGGACACAGATGCTGAGCGGCTCAGCGCTGACCACGAATCCCAACGGGGGGCACACCACCCCCATGTGAGACAAGCGGTCGCCCGCCTTGTATTCCTTCACTTCTTCTCCCGAAGAAACGAGTCCCAGTCCATCCGAGACCCTCACAAGTTTGGAAGAGCTTTTCGCCAGGCCTCTTCAGCCTCGCGCCCTCTCTTCCTCCCTCTGCGCCTCTTTGGTATACCTTTTCTCTTAGCACTCTACCTTTCTCTTATCTGTGAGGCTTCGCCCTTTCTCTTTCTCTCCTATGTATAGGGTTAGCACTGACGCGCGCCTCTCCTCCCTTCCAACTCCAACTCAACCTAGTTTAGTAGACCTTTTCGCCCAGCCTCTACGTTGATATAAACGCTGGGACATAGCATTAGCTGCGCTCTGATTAACAAATCAGGGTCTTGGGTTAAAAGATAGGTTCTCACCTCCTATAGTTAGAGGTTATTGAGTTAGCACCATGCTAACCCTCACCCAACCCCTGGATACCCTATTGGATACCCAGGAGAAAGGAGAAGGTAGGCAGTTTTACGTCATGCCTAGGACGTGGACCAGGCTAGTCCCGGGGGAAGTACCCCAGGCTCTGGAGGAGCGTCTTGCTCCCCGTCCTCTTGGAGACCCTCTTGGTCTCCTCGTTCGTCACGAGCCGGTCCTTCCAGCTCCTCCTGACATCGGCCTTGATCTTACCGATGTCGTTGGTCCTGCTCCTGTCCTCGCAGAAGTAGAAGCCGGGGCGGAGGTTACCCGACCTCTTGTCCCGGAAGGAGCAGAGCGCCTTCACGCAGGACTCGAGGGTGCCGTTGGGCACCTTGTCCCCCAGCTCGATGAAGAGCCAGGTCATGATGGCCTTCCTGGCCTTCATGGCACCCCAGGACGGGATGCGGGAGGAGCCCATGATCCAGGTGCCGGCCTCCCTGTCCCAGCGGTTGGTGCTGGCGTACACCAGAGCCGCCCCGACCCGCTCAGCGACCTGGACGAGCCGCCCGAGGGTACGACGGTTGGAGGACTCCGTCACCAGCCGGAACTGGCTGATGGCCCAACCCACGGCCAGGCGGATGTTCTTGGCATCCACCTCGGTCTTGGCCGTGTAGCTGTTGTCGAAGCCCCGACCGGCCTTGTCCCGGCCCTTCGAGCCGTCCTTGGCCCGCTGGATGCTGGCCTTGACCTTGGCCTGGTAGGCCTTGGTGAAGACCGTCTCCAGCTCACCCCACTCTTCCATGTGGGCCTGAAGGAAGACCTCCTTGGACGTCAGGGTGGTGTCCTGGCCCTGCTCGTAGGCCGCCTGCGTCGTCGAGTAGAACTCGAACGACTCGTTGGCCTCCCCCAGCAGCGGGCTGCTGTTCACCCGCTGCTGGAGGGTGACGGGGGTCGCCTCTCCGGTGTCCTGGTGCTTGAGGCTGGTGATGATCCGGCGCATGACCTTGGTCTCCTCCAGCTGGCTCAGGACGCTCTGCCACCAACCGGCAGCGTCCGCCACCTTGGTCGGATCCTGGATCGTCATGCCCAGGGTCCGCTCCCAGATCTTGGCCTGGTAGGCTTCGACCTCGGGGGTGTGGCTGTAGTAGGCCTCGACCTCGGGCCCGTCCGCGTCCTGCAGCTTCTTCTTCCAGCCGTAGTACGCAGCCCAGATCCAGTTACGGGTCTCGACCTTCTTGGCCCACGCCTGCAGGCTGTCGGTCGAACGGTTGGCCCTCACCTGCTTCCAGCTGCCCTCTCCGTAGACCTCGTGGACCATACGGGCCTCGAGCGGGTCTTCGGTCTTGACGACCTCGTAGACGGGGTTGCCGTCTTCGGCCAGGTGCGAGATCTGACCCCAGGCCTCGATCTCCCGCTCACGGATGGCACCGTACGCCACGCCCTGGCCGAAGATGCCGTAACCTTCGGGCATGGACTGGTTGACCAGCCCACCAGCGTTGGCCTCGCCATCATCGGCGTCGGCCTCACCCGTCATGGGCACACCGATACCACCGATGGCGCTCATGGCCTCCTCCACCAGGTTCTGCTCCTGGTACATGGTGTCGATCAGAAGCGCCTTGGCCCACTTGGGCACGGACGCGAACTTGGCCGTCTCCTTGGAGCGGAAACGGACCTTACCGTCCCGGCCCTCGAAGGCCTCGTAGGAGGCCAAGACCCGACCGATGGCGGTCAGGGCCTCGCCCTCCCCCGTGTCGATCGTGTCGACCACGATCACCCCCGTGTTGGGGTGGAAGACCTTGACGTGGCCGGTCTCGGCCACCGTCTCCTCCATCGCCCGCGTGAGGGCCATGAGCACCCCCCGCGTATCGCTGGCCCTGTAAACGAGGGCCGGGTTAGCCCCCTCGTCGATGAGGGCGAACGCGGCGGTCAGGTCGTTGATGATGCGGGACATGGTATCTCCTTTCTGGAGTTGTGGACTCATGCAATCGACCGTACCAATGGTCAGTCCGTTATGGTAGAGACCCTTCAGTGCATGGCTGAAGAGGATCGTGAGGTGCCCACACTCACTGGCTTGCGGACTCAGGACTCTGTCCTTATCCTTGGCATACAGGTTGGCCTTCATGGCCTGGGACTCACTTCCGCTGGCAACGGAGGTGAAGGGGGAGAACGGGGTGTCGTCAAACAGTCCGCACTCACTGGTGCTACTAATCGTCAGAGCGACGATATCGAGCGTTTCAGCAAGAAAACCAATCAAAGCACGCAGCCACAGAACCCAGACAGGATCCATAACAGTCTCTCCAAAAGGGGACTGTGCCACAGAAACGCACTGTGACCTACGCGACTGCACCCCGCAGTCTGCACAGCCCCTCCTCGATCCTAAGAAGGAGGAGAGGCTTTTCCAGACACCGGGATGTCTACATGGACTTGGTTAGAGTCCTAACGGCTGAACCGCGTAGCCACGTGCTTGATTAGTTCTTGTTAAAAACTAATTTTACTTGTGTTATTTGAACAGATTTAAGCCAACCAGCCGTCCAGCTGGCAGCAATCCATACACAGCACACTGTTCGCTATGCTATGCACGGAAGATGTAAACTACTTACACCCTATCCTCCCCACCCACACCAGAAGCATGGATGGAGAGACTAGGACGTCCTCTAGCCAAGGAGTCCCAGTACCGGCCCCAAAAGGGACAGGTACGGGGAAATCCAAGGCCAGAGGATCCAGGCCGTAAACCCTATTACTAGGGCATATACAGCCAGGATGTCCATGTCCGTAGACATGGTGTCTCCCTGGTCTAAGACCAGACACAGGACCTCTGTGCAAGGAGAGTGAAACTATTTCACCCTGATCTCCCTACCCACATGCGTACACATGGGTAAGGAGTGCAGGATGTTCCCTAGAAGGGAATATCGCTGTCAGTATCGTACTTCTCCACATCCCACTGGTCACGGTTGTCCAGGTGAGAGAGGAGCATCTCGTCGGTCACCTCGAACTCGATGAAGTCGAGAGGATCGATGATCTCCAAGGCCCAGGACTCCAGGCTCAGGAGATGTGAGTACGCCTCCTCATCTGCCGAATGGCAGTCGATGCACTCACCACAGTCATGCATGCACTGAGCGATGGCCGAAGCCACCACATCCATGCACATGGTGCTGTGGTAGAAGCTCACATCAGAAGCGTTGATCACGTACAACATGATGTACTCCAAACCATTCCTCTGTCAAATGGCAGTTACTGAGTTGTGTGGCATCACAGGACAGAGCTGTGATGAGAGAGGTGGACGAGTTCACCCTCTGATCTCCCCACCCACACCTGTGTGGTGTGGATGGGGAGTGCAGAAGGTTCCCCGGGCTACATGGCCCGGAGAACCGCCCCAAGGGCATGAATGCCGCAGATTGCGACGATCATGCCCAGACCACCCGTCAGGATGGCCAGGTTGAGGCGCTCAACGATGTTGTTAGACATGTTGACTCCATTGCCATCCTGTCAAATGGCAGTTACTGGGTGAGGTGGCATCCTGGGACAGGACCAAGATGAGAGAATAGACGAGTTTATCCTCTGATCTCCCCACCCACACCTGTGTGGTGTGGATGGAGAGTGCAGAAGAGACATCTACCAAGTCAGGTAGATGCCCCCCCAAAAGACCGTCGTCACCATGGCTGAGCCAGCCATGGCGAGGAGGATCTCGAACATGTCGTCAGACATGGGAGCTCCATTGCCATCCTGTCAAATGGCAGTTACTGGGTGAGGTGGCATCCTGGGACAGGACCAAGATGAGAGAGGTGGACGAGTTCACCCTCTGATCTCCCCACCCACACCTGTGTGGTGTGGATGGGGAGTGCAGAAGACTACCGCGCTCGGCTGAGGATCAGCTCAGCCGAGTACAGGTGCCGGGCGGCAACCCACTCCAGCCGCGCGTCGGTGGCGGCGAGGGTTGCCGCGTGCACAGCGGCACGAAGGAAGGAGAGGGTGCGGAAGAACTCCGAAGAGTTCTTGCGGGTCTCTGCTTCCAGCCGGAGCTGGACGAGGCGGTAGAACATATCCGAGGACATGCTGTACTCCATTGCCTTGCTCACCCAAGGCATAGACGAAGGGGAAGAGACCTCTGTGTGGTGAGCACAGAGGCGTGTGTCCGGGGGTGGACACTGGGGTGAGAGAGGGGGTGGGCTCCAAACTCGAGAGTACGGAACTCACCCATCTATCATACCTACTCCTATATTTTCCCCACAATTTCACCTTCCTATAGAGCACTTCTTTTTGATTTCTTGCATTTTCGCCTTTCTATAAAGTCATTTCATTTTTATTCTCTATTTTTCATATATTTTTTCTAAGTTTCCAGCATATGGTATAAAATCTATGTAACATATATTTTCCCAGGAGGTCAGACTGTGTTAGGAACTCAAAACAAATGGTTATTTACCCAAGCTGACATGCTCTCTGCCCATATTAGTCTTTGGGACTTATGTCACACCCCTGCGGGTGGCAATCTTGAAGATAAGAACTTTCTCTGGGGTAACAACTATAGATACAATCTTGCTTCTTTGTGTGAGGATCTTCTCGAACCTATTATTGATTTTTATGGACGGCCTTTGGTCGTCCTCAAGGGTATGTCTTGGGTAGAAAGGTCTATAGATAAAAAAAACAAAGAAGTTATCTATAAAGGTCTTGACATCTGGGGCCTGAGAGACAGACAACTCAGAGAATATGATGGTTCTTCTTTGCATACCACTGGCTCCGCGGCCAATTTCTTAGTTCCCGGAGTTCCAGCTAGAGATGTTTGGGAATACTGTAGGAAGATACATCTCTTTTATGGTGAGCTTTCTTACTGTTTTAACAAAGAATTAGGAATGGACTATGTCCATATCGCCCTCCCTTCCTATCATAGAGGCCTGACCTACGGTCAAGTAAGAGACACTTCTATTGATAAAAGAGGAAGAGTCAGAACAAAACTATTAGAAGAGACTACACCTCCTCTCGTTGGTAGTGGTAACACCGCCGCCTATCTTCTCCCCTCTGGTGTATTTCGCTTCGCGGAAGGAAAATAAATGCCTACAGATGATCTGATGTACAGATTTAGCTCTCTTGTACAAGGTTTCTCTAAGTGGAACAACTGTACTCATGTTTATAGATATAAAGGCTTTGTAGATAGCTCTACTCTAGGTAAAGCCTGCAGGTATGCTAAGAAGACCAAGGAGTTCTTTGGACACTCTGAGAAAGAAGACTTTGTCAAGTATTTGCGCACATTAAACCAAGAATTAACAGATCTTGTCAAGGAATTAGAGAATGAGTAAAGACGACAACAAGAACACCCCACAGGAAGCTCTCAGTACCCTCTCTATCGCCTCCGTGAGTAAAGACCTTACACAGGTAAGGGCAGTAGACAAAGACCAGTTCTACAAGTTCCTGGGGCTATCTATGGACAAGTATGACAATGTACCCATGGATGCTGAAACTGCAGAAAGATATCGGAATCATATAATTAGTTTAAGGACTGGTTTGCATGCTGTTGTCCCTCTTATATGTGCAGGTCCCAAATGCCCGGTTATTCATAAGTGTCCTTTAGTGGTGAAAGATCCCACAACTAACCAGACAGACTTTAATAGCACACACTTCCCTCTAGCGCGGGCATGTCCTGTCGAAAGAGAGATTCTTCAGCTTCACATAATGGACCTCGTTAAAGAGTTCGAGATCAACCCCGAGAATACTACAGACTTAGCCATAGTTACTAAGATAGCTACATTAGATATCTACGACTACAGAGCTTCTGCACTCCTAGCTAAAGATGAAGCAGGTTCTCTTCTAAGAGAAGAGACTATTGGGCAAGACCCAATAACCAAAGAGGAGTTTACTACTCTTAAGATTCACCCTGCCTTTGATCTCAAAGAGAAGATTCATAGAATGCGTCAAGACCTCCTTAAGTCTATGGTTGCAACCAGGAAAGACAAGATAGATGCAAGAGCCAAGCTAAAGCAAGGAGACGAAGGCTGGCAGACTGATGTTGCCAAGACTATGAGTGAACTCAGTGAGAAGATTCAAAAGCTTGAAGCTCTAGATGTAGAATACGAAGAACTCAGTGTTTTTGATGATGAATAGTCACCAGGAGAAAAATGAAACAAGTTCTTGACGGCAATGCCATTTATACTTTCAATCAAGAAGGGTGTTTAGAAGACGCCCCAAATGGTTGGCCAGCAGTTGTGTTTTTAGATCAGGACTTTATTATGCACTATCAGGATGGATTGACTCATAGTACTTCAGGGCCCGCAGTTACTGGAAAGGACGCACCGGAGGGCCCTGAGTATTACTTCCGTGGGCGTCGACTCAGCAAGCAGCAATGGCAAGATCAAATTTTAGAAGTCGAATATAAAAAAATGATGCTAGGCAATGTTCAATTGGATTAATCATGAAAATCGAAAAGGGAAAATACTAGGCGCGAGCACAATGATCGACGCTTGGGAACAGGTGCGCCGCCCCGCTACGCGGGGAGATTCTCATCTGCAAATAAGTGGCCTCATCCATGGAGGCATGGCTGCTGCTATGAGAAAAGTAAATTCTCAATTTGGCAGTGGCTGGCAGGGCTTATATAACGCTATTATTGGTGTTTATAACTCAGATGATCCAAGGGCGAAGCTGAAAAGATTCCAAAAAACTATTTGGCAAGATCCCGCTCGCAGATATTTGCTAGAACAAGAAATTGAATCCAAGCAACGAGAAGCAAGACTGCAACTTGCTTCTATCAACACTCTTGGGCCTCTTGCTCTTCATGATGAAGAATACGGCACTTGGGAAGGTTTGAACCAGGGAACAAAGAAAGATCTTCATTATGTAACCCTGAATAAAGACGAATACGAACTAAAAGCGGAAGATGCAGACACCCTGCTCATTAAGAAAAGAGGACTCCTCGGAACTCCGACAGGAAAAGCAGTCTCTATTCGTCTTGCTGGTATTGATGCTCCCGAAGTAGAGTCTCACGACTCTGACCCAATGTCTCCTGTTCGTATTGCTGGGGGCCAGCCATATGGAAAGAATGCTGGAGAAAGATTCCAGGAAATACTTGACAGTCAAGATAATATTACAATTATCTTTGATCCAGAAGATGAGACTTATGGACGTGCCGTTGGTGTTGTCTATGACGAACAAGGACAGAATATCAACCTCCGTCTTGTTGGCGAGGGCTCTGCGTCTTATTTGCCTTTTGGTAGAGCAGAACAATCCATTATCGATAGACGCAACTTCTATAAAAAATGGAACGAGGCGATCGAGACAGAAAAGGGAATGTGGGGGCATGCCTTCTGGCAAGCCCAACAGAAGGTAGACAAGAGAGCAGGAAAGCACACAACCTTCAATACTTATACTCTTATGAATCGGTTAGCAGAAGATAAGACTCAAGCTGAAATTATGTTTAGTCTATGGGATATCGAAGCTAAAGGATATATGACTACAGAAGATCTTTCTGTCTTTGAGTCTCTCGGTAATCTTTCGAGAGGTGGACATAACAGAGCAGCGTTTTCTGGACACCAGAGTAATCGCAATACTCTAGAGGGGCTTAGCCATAAGGGCTGGGCCCAGGGTATGCGTAAAGGGATGACAGAGTTTGGTAGTGGCTGGAGAGGGATAAGTTCCATTTCTATAGAATTATCACAACGCTTAGCTTTAGGAAAAGGGTCAAAGGGTCTGTCTTTTTTATTGCCAACCTTAAAAAAACGATTATCGGAAGTAGATGTAAAGCAAGGCAGCAAACTACAAGAAGAAGTTTCTTCTTTGTTCTCTTCCATTTTCGAAGCAGAAAAGTCTGGATTTAATACTTTTTCATTAATCAGAAAAGATCTTCGAGGAGAAGAGCTCAGGCAAATTATTGCCCATGAAAGAGTGCACCAAAAAGTAAGGGAACATTTTTGGAGTCAGCCTAGAAAACGCACTGGAGCCAGGGAAGAAACTTTCCTAGAGGGTTTTGTCAAAGATGCCGACATCAGTGAAATCATTGAAGATGCTTGGCGTTGGAATACAAAAACCAGAAACTCAACAGAGTCTGGTATTGCAGCTCATCATGAATTTTTAGCACTTGTTGGACAAGAACAAGAAAGAGGATTTATTTTTGGTGGCTACCCTCAGTTTAGAAAAGAATTAAGGTCTGAGGGGGTGTCAAGCCAAATAAAGGGATTCCTTTTATCCTTTTTTAGAAAAAACAAAGATAGTTTTCAAACTTACCCCGAACCCATCAGGAGAGCAGCCAAGACAGCGGCAGAGGAATTAAACAAATTGCCGCCACTGCCGGGCGGGCTTGGGGTAAGAAAAACACTTCTTGAAAAGCCGATAAAAAGAAGAATGAATCTATTGGGCAATGACCCAGAGAAGATTCGAAGACAAAATCTTCTAAGAAAAACAAACCTTAGAAAACAGAAGATGTCTCGTCTTCAGAAGGATGCTGCATTGCGCATGTTAAAATCCCCTATAGGACATTCAAAAGGAGGTAGTTGATGTTTGGTTGGATAAAAAGTGGGGCGACAAAAGCGACCGCCTGGGGTAGTGCTGGAAAAAGAGCACTCACAACAGGATATAATGTTGGAAAGAGAACACTCACAGCAGGCTATGGTCATGCAAAGACAGGAGCAAGATATTCGAAAGAATTAGCTGATCATGTTGGTGGTGGGGCTATGGAAGGTTACAATTTTGCAAGCACAGGAACAAGACACTTTTTAACAGGTAGCCAAAACAAATGGGTGGGGAGAGTTGCTGGCACCGCCATGGTGGGAACATCAAGCTACGCGTTATTCAGTGGTACAGCAACAGGCTCTCAACAAAACTATGCTATGGCAAAACACCTAGATAAGTTGGGAAAAACAATGCTTCAGTCAAGAAGAGCAGCTAACTTTCAACAAGCAGAGATGATGACCTTCTCAAGAAGAAGATTGAGAAGAAATCGCAGTGGAGGAACACAAGGTCTTCCACTTGCTTTAAATAAGCTCCGGAGAGGGGGTAGATAATGAGTGATTGGGCATCCAGCTTCGGGGCCGCAGGAATGGCGGCGGGAGAAGAAATAGCCAATCCTCAACAATGGCGTCAAGTAAAAGCAGCCTACCAGAGCCATATGCCCCAGACAGGAAAGGTAGCTTTTAGTCATATTGGAAAGGCGCTTGAGCCAGGTATCGCAACTCTTATGGGGCGATTCCCGACTGCGCAGGAAGCCTTCCGCCTTTCAAATCTTCGAGATCCCGGCCCGATTACTGTTGGCCTTAAAACAGGTAGAACCTGGGCAGGCTCAACCTGGGGCCAGCGCGCCATGGGGGTTGCAGGCACTGGACTAAGAGCTGCAGCTGGTCCTTTGTTCCTGGCAGGAAGTACCGTACAGGGCTACCGAGAGGGTGGCTTCATTGGAGCTGGACAAGGCCTAGGAAAGGGTATTGTCGGGGCCGCTGTTGGAGAGCACGCGGTCGTTGGACTGGTAAACGCCTGGAAAGCAGGCAAGGTTCAGGCGGCGGCGCGCTCTATGGGTCCAATGGCGCTCCGCACTGCAGGGACTGTGCTGCTCCCAGCCGCTATGACGACAATGGGGGTTGGTTTTATAACCTCACAGACAAGTCGAAGTGCAATGTACAGGAAGAGTAAGCTTCCATTAGAAACGGCTGGCAGTCTAGCTAGTTTCCAGACCAGAGGCGCAACGACGATGAGACAAAGAAGTGTGCAGGCTATTCAACGCTCTCACATCAATGCAAGAAGTGCTTTTGGACAAGAGGCTTCATATCAAGCAATCTCAAGTTTCAGAGGAATTTAATGGACTATCTTCACGAGGATATGAAATATCTTTACATGGAGAACGAATACGGGGTAGCTTACCTAGACTATTCTATGCGTCCTAGTTCTGATTTGGTAGAGTTTTTCAAAGAAAAATACAATATTAAAACGAAGAATATTGACAATTCCTGTGTAGTTTGTCAGATGGATCACTTGCAAAAATATGCTGGAAGGAATGAATACCAAATTTCTGTAAGGGGAGTAAACGTTTTTGGGGATGATCAATTCAAAGAAAAGATTGGGCGACTGCGCAAAGGCCAGAGAGTAATTCTGAAAGAAAAGCACAAAGACAAATGCTTGGTGGGAACTTCTGTTTATTATGGTATTTGTCAAAATGACCAAGACCACACAAGGGTCTATCGAGAAAGTAAGCAACAAATCTCTGATGCTGTATGCCAGACATGCAAGGGTGGCTTTTCGAGCAGAACCCAGAAGATCGAAGGATGGATTCCTTGGAAAGCATTAACTGCCTTTCTTGTCAAGTGTGATTTTATTCCTGAAAGTTATGATTTAAAAAGAGAACTAGTCAAAGAACTGACAGAAGAAGAAATAGAACAATTGAGAATTGTAAGAGACCCTGTCCTCTGGGCTAAAAAAGTCCTGGGTGTAGACTTTCGTGATCACCAGAGGGTGGTCGCTAAATGTACCGCAAAATACAGAGTATCGAGAGCTGGCCGGCGTTCTGGAAAGACATTCGAAGAGTGTGTCTCTACTCTTAGAAAAGCAATTACCGCCTATGTTAAAAGTGATGAGGTGGATGCCGCTGGCACCCCGATCATGAGAGGCCCTCGGATTTTAGTTGTATCTCCATTCTTGGCTCAAATCTCTATGATTTTCGAAGAGATCAAGAAGCTTGTTTCGAGAAATCCAGACATTAAGCTTGTGAGGAACGTAAAGACTCCCTATCATGAGCTTGTCTTTACTAATGGTGCAACAATCAAGGGCTTCACCACAGGAGCTAGTACAGGACAGAATGCGTCCACTCTTCGTGGACAGTGTCTTTCTGGAGAAACTCTTGTTTGGATGGCCGATGGGTCACGAAAGAAGATTTCTAATATCGAGAAGAATGACCTCATCCTCTCTGTAACAAACAATGGAAAGGTAGTCACCTCTATGGTTTCCAAAGTGTTTGATACTACAGAGAAGGAAAAATATGAAGTTCGGTTACGCTCTGGCCGAAGTCTTGTTTGTTCAAAAGATCACAGGCTTCTGAGCAGCACTGTTACTCGAGGAATAAGAAAGAAATATTCTGAATTAGGGAAATCTACCTTTTCTTGGAATAAACTGAAAGATTTAAAAAAGAGTAATCATCTTGCTACAGTAAAGAATTTCACTCTTGACAAACAGGGTGTTCATTTCACAGAAGAGGAAGCACTGTTTGTTGGCCTAATGGCTGGTGATGGAAGTTGTGGAAGAAAAGCTATAAAACACAGTTCGGTTAGATTTACTGTCGCTAATAAAAGAATCGAATCTTTATTTTGTTCAATTCTCGATAATTGGGACGTAGACTGGAGTAGTTACCAAAAGGAAAACTCAAAAGCAGTTGATATTCGTATCAAGGCACCACGAACTAGAAATATAGAAATTGCAGAGCTTTTAGACGATGCTGGAATATGGGGAAGTCTAGCCCCAGAGAAGAAGTTGTCTTCTAAGCTCCTGGCCTCTGGTCCTGCAGTTAGAGCAGCTCTATTAAGAGGCCTAATAGCTACAGATGGCTGGCTTGTTGCTAAGAACAAACAAGTTGAGATAGGGTTTACATCTACAAGTTGTGATCTGGCCTCTCAGTTTTTGCAACTAGTGACCAGCTTTGGTGTTTTCGGAACTTTACGAACTAGAGAAAAATACCTAAAGGGCAAGAAACACAAAAGACAATATGTGGTTACTATCCGTTCTGTGAATGAAGCAAAGCGACTTCTAAAGTCTATCGGACTTATTCCTGGGAAAGAAGAAAAGTCTAAAGAAATCTTATCGTTAGCAAACAGTGCGGGCTTTCCGAATATGAGTTTTAATGATCTTCGTTATGATGCTATCAAGTCTATCAAAAGCAAAGGGGTTGATACACTTTATGATATAGAGGTTTGGGGCACACACAACTTTATAGTTAATGATGGAGTTGTGGTCCACAATTCGGCAGATCTCATCCTTCTTGACGAGGCCGACTTCATGCCTGCAGAGGACATTAAGCAGGTTGTTCAGCCTATCCAGGCGACAACACCGGATGTTGCTGTTATGTCCTCCAGTACACCTACAGGTAAGAGAGAGTGGTTCTATAACCAGTGCACAGGCTCAGCACATGTCAAAGAATTCTACTTTCCGTCTACGGTCCTTGATCACTGGGATCAAGTTAAAGATGAAATTGAAGCCGAGGGAACCGACGAAACCTCCTTCATGCAAGAATACATGGCTGTATTTATTGACCAGGTTGCTGGTATGTATTCTCCACGCCATGTTGCAGAAGCAGAGAAGCCATATTCTTATGGACAGATAGCAAAGGTAACAGTTGGAGATAAGAAGTATTCTCTTAATCGCAGAGAACCGTCTTGGATTTACTCTATAGGTGTTGATTGGAACACAAATGCAGGAGTAGAGGTAGTTGTAACTGGACTAAACCCTGATGCACCAGACTTTGAATTCTGGGTAGTTGAAGCTGTCAATATCTCTAAACAAAATTATCAACAGCACAAAGCAATGGAAGTCATTATTGATTTGAATCAAAAGTGGTCTCCCAAATTCATCTATGTCGATAGAGGTTATGGCGGGTCGCAGATTGAATCCTTGCAAGCATGGTCTCATAAACAAAGGTTTGTGAACCCAGGATCGGAAGGTGCTGCTCTTTATGATCGTCTAAAGGCTTATGATTTCGGAAGTAAGGTTGAATACAGAAATCCTGTAACAAGAAGAAGAGAGAAGACACATGCAAAGGCTTTTCTTATCCAAAACTCAGTCCGACAATTCGAACAAGGAAGAATTCGTTTTTCTTATAAAGACATTACTCTTCACAAACAGCTTTTAAATTACATTCAAGACGGGATCAGTCCTACTGGTATTCCAAGGTATGGCATGAACGATGCGAAGGTTGGAGATCACCGACTCGATGCTCTTAATCTTGCCCTAATCGCTTATATTTTAGAGATGTCTGATTATGCACCCCGACTTATGAGTAGTCCAAATGTTGGCTTTACAGAGGGCATCGGCGCAAGGTTTGCTAATAATGATGGTCCGCTGCCGAAAGAGGCAATGGATGACTTTAAAAAGAACTTTCCTGGCGGTGCCGGGATGCCAGGGTTTTTAGAAGTAAATTATGATCCTGGTTACGTTCAACAGAGAGAACATCAACGAAGACAAGCACAACCTGGAGGAAGGTCTTTTGAAAGGACCCCCCAAGGCCATGCTGGTACCATTCGATCCGGATGGGGTTCGGATACCGAATGGAAACACACTAAGAAAGCTACCTCTAGATCTTCTGGTATTCGAAGAAGAGGGAAGCCCAAGAGAGGTAAGATCTAATGATTTCTCCTATTGTAAGCAGAAGTATTGTTCAAGCAGGTATAAAAACTGGAATCGTTACGGCTGGTGCCGCTCTAGGTACCGGACTCGCGAGCGGCTTTGCGGCTGGTGTGTGGAACGATAAGTTTGGAACTGGCTTTGTTTCTGGCGCTAGTATGGGAGCCAAAACAGCTCTTGGCGTTAGCGCATTAAAATATGCGCGACCGGCCTGGAAAGCTGGAGGACAAGCCATGAGGTTTATGCACAAAAACCATCAAAGTATTTGGGCAACACATGGTGGTATGATTACGACAATGGCTGTTGGTGGTCTTGCGAATACTTTTATGAGCCCAACCGATTCTGGACTCCTTAACTTTACAATGGGGGCTATTGGTGCTGGAGTAGGAAGGAAAACTCTCTCAGGACAATACAGAAAGATGATAGTAAAAAAAACTGCTCGCCGGCGTGTAAATTTACTTTCTAAACAACAGCAACGTGGAGGATACTCAACGATGATTGCATGGGCAGCTGGAGGAACAGGAACAGGATTAGCTGCAGCCACTGGTGTCGGTGCTTCTGCTGCACACTCCCTGCTGGGCTCTTCTAATCAATCCAAGAAAATGAATAGGATTAACAGATAATGGGACTCAAGTTTTACAATTCAAATAAAGTCGCCTTTTCTGACTTGTCAGATGTTCTTATTACTTCACATAACGGAGTAAAGGGAGAGATAGTAACCGCCTTGATCTACTTAAAGAACGATAGTATTAGTGTTTATTATGACAACCTGACTGTTACTCCAGAGTCATCTCTCGGGGATGAGAATATTTTAGGCATCTATGGAAATGGGAGAGGAATGCAATTGAGTACTGGAATTAGAGAACCGACCCCCTTCGAGTGGGACGCGGTTGTCGCAGGAGATCCGATATCCTTATCAGCGATTGGGACCTCCTCTCAGGCAGATATTACTAGTTACCATCCTTTCTGGGCGAGGATAACAATCCCTGGGAATTATGAAGCCCAAAGCTTCACTGACGTTTCTCTCAAAGTAGCCTATACAGAACATGTGGTTGGTTAATGTCTGACAAAAAGAAAGCCCTAGAAATACTTGAAGGAATTAATCGAATTCGGCGTGAGGTTGATGACCAACCCCTTCCACGTCCGACAGACGAAACTGTCAAAAAGCTCTTGAAGGCTGATCCGAAAGAACCACTGGATATTGATCAGTTTCTTAAGGACGCGTCAGTGACCAGTGCCCTAACTGGTCTTGACTATATTCCAGAAGAAAATATCAAGGACTTTGATCCTAATGACCTTTATCAAAAAGCAAAGGGTCTCAAAGAGAGGATGGAAGTCATTGATGGAGAACTACAAAGTCTGGCAGGAATTCTAGATAAAAAGGTAAAAGAGAAGGGCCTTACCGTCAAAGTCAATACTCGAAAAGATTTAGCCCTACGTGCTGCAATCAAGAGAGTGTTCGGTGAAGTGACGAACAAGATTACCTGGCCAATGTATCAGCAAGCACTTGAGCTTCGTAATCAATTCAATAAAGAAGAACTTGACTCTGTTTTTTCTGAAGAGGAGGACTAATGCCTTTTCAAGCCCAAGATGAAGTAAATCGCCAGAAGAGAGACTTGGAAGAACAATATGAAAGAATGTTTGCAAAGATTGGACGGGACTTTGTCACCAGAGAAGATATGCAGACATTCATCGATGCTCTTACTGGTTTCTTGAATACGCTACTTCCAGACTCTGCAGATTTATCCATAACTCAGTCTGGGGCTAAGTCTTTAGCCAAGGAATATAAAAAGAATCTCGACAGAGGAAAAAATATTGCTGACAAATATGAAGATCTTGTTGAATTTGATTCAGACGAAGAAGAGACTGAATAATGGCAGCTTTAATAACAACTACTCCTGGAACAGAGACACCTTTACAGAATTCGAATCCTTATATTGAAGCAGACCTTCATCTTATTATCAAGGCTTATGAAGAAGGTGCGAGGAAATCAGGAACAGAGGAAGGCATTCTGGGTTCTCAGCTAGGAGAAATTGAAAAGCAAAGAGGAATGATTTCTTCTCTAGGTGGATTAATTGATACCTTTGCAGGTATGGAGTCTGCCGAAGAAAACGAATCTGGAAAACTAGTCACCCTTGGTAAACAAGCTATTAGCAAATTTAAGGAATGCATTCCCTGTGATGACAGAGTAGAGTTCGGATGGGAAAATCTTCCCTTCCCTTCCTTTATGGAATTACTGAGTAGTTACCTAGATCAGATCGAAAATTTCATTGAGAAACTAAAAGGCCTGTTAGATCCTACAGGCTTCTATTCAACAATTTGTCCTCTCTTAGATGCTTTAAGATTTACCTGTCCTCAGGATCTAATTATTGTTCTCGCCTTATTGGCTTTCCTAATTGAGCATTACCTTACGTTAAGCTTTAAGTTAGACATTGATTGGATTGGGGTTCTTGGCGCATTGCTACTACCTATCCTAATGTTTATCCTTCTCTTGCTTGATATGGTGGCTCAGCTTGGCTTAGGGGCTTTGGGTTGTTTTATAGATTATGTAATTAATTTCATGAACTCTCTGACAGCAGCAGTGATGAGTCTAGAGCATGCTGTCGAAACCTCTGTAGCGGCAGCACAAGGCACTGCAAGCTCTTTTAGAGAAGGCCAGGAACGAAGGGCTGGCTTTGATGAAGAGGCCGAGTTCGATAGATTTGACGAGCCTGAAGAAGACCTGGATGAAACCTCTGTTGGAGGATTCCCCAAGTGGAATATAAACATTGCCCCGACCGGGGGGTATGTGACTCATAAAGATGTTCTTGGGTCAATATCAGCAATTGAGTCTTTGCTTCTTGGAACACAGGATGTAAAAGAATTAATTGAAAAATGGAGAGCAAAATACAAGAAAGCTGTTCGGGTACTTATCGATATGTTGGGTCGAGGCCTAACTCTCAGAATGGATTATGCTGCAATTCTTGTTGATTTAGTTCGACTGGTCGGCTTGATTAGAGCGATCACCAAAGCTATTCAAAGCGATAGCGTTTGTACAGATCCAAGTCAAGCACTTTCTGCTGTAGACATTCAGGCTCTTATCGATCAACTAGCACAAACAAACAGTCTCCCCTCTGGTGTTGAAATTGTAATAGAAAATGAGAGTCTCACTGTTAGTGATACAATATTAGAAACGTCGAAACAAGTTCCGTCCTGTCTCGGTTTGCTCAATAGCGAGGAACAAGACAAGATTGCGGAATGGATTAAGGATCTGGAGTCTACAGACTAATGCTTGAATCTACTGACAACAAGATAAAGGTCAATATAGTCTCTTCTACATTTACAATGTCCGATGCTGAAGAAAATCCAAAAGGGAAACTGAAGCCGGCAATGCAGAAGCGTATATCTGACCCCGCTAGGTCTTATGGGTCTCGCAATTCTTTCGCTCAGCCCGAATATGATCTTGAAGAGATTAATAGAATTGAGGATGTCGAGGCCTATGTAAGACAAACACATAGGAAGAAAAGAGGACTTGCCTTCAAGGAGGGCTGGGACCTAGTAGCCAAAGACCAAGATGCTTTGGCTTATGTCAATAGGAGGATGTTAGAAACAGGTTTTGCCCAAGGTAAGCCATGGAGAATTCTTCTAAAAGAAATCATCAATGATCTTGTGACAAAGTCCAACGCTTACTTGGTGAAGGCAAGAAACCCAAAGATTTCTTCTGGCCAAGCTCGACGTATTGGAGGTTCTTCCCTGAAACCCGTCGCCGGTTATTTTATAATGCCTCCTGAAACCGTGGAGATCAAAAGAAACGAATACGGAAAAGTAATCAAATACAAACAAACCGTAGAGGGGAAAGAAAAAGAATTCTCTCCGAATGATGTTGTGCACTTCTATATTGACAAAAAGACAGGTTTTGCTACGGGTACACCACTCCTGACTCCAGTCATCGATGACATTCGTACTCTACGTCGTATTGAAGAAAATATTGATCTTCTTGTTTATCAAAACCTATTTCCTTTGTTTCAGTATCAGGTCGGAACAGACAACGATCCTGCTGTAATATACCCTGACGGCAGTTCAGAGATTGATGTTGTTCAGCAAGAAATTGAATACATGCCCCCAGAGGGAATGATTGTTACTCCAGAACGACATAGCATTTCTCTTATTGGTTCTGAGGGCCGAGCCTTACGTGCGGAGGGATACCTGAAGCACTTTAGAGATAGGGTTTTTGCTGGTCTCGGTGTTTCAACTGTTGACTTTGGAGAAGGCGGCACAAGCAATCGTTCCACTGCTGATACCATGTCTCAAAACCTAAGAGACGAGGTTAAAGATATTCAGGATGATTTTGAAGCTCAGTTTGATTATTTTGTAATTCAAGAACTTATGCTGGAAGGTAGTCTCGACATCACTGATTCTGACAAAATGGTTCACCTTCAGTTCAAGGAGATTAACAAAGACCAGAAGATTGCTTGGCAAAACCACATGGTTCAGCTCTTCACTCAGCACGCTATCAACTTTGATGAACTTCGGGTTGCGATTGGACATGATCCAAAAACTCCAGAAGACGAAGAGTGGTGGGAGCAGACTTATTGGAAACTCATTCAAGAGCCTGAGCTAATTATTCAATCTATTGATGAAAGATATTTACCTGAAGTTGCTGCAGAGAATAATTCAACTGCAGTGCAATCAGGGAATGTCTCTAAGGGTGATCAGCGTGCTAAGCAAGAACAACAGGCAAAGAAAGTTGCCCCAGCAAGTGGCAAGACAAGTGGACAACGTTCTGGAGCCGCACGCAACAGGCCAGCGAATCAGCACGGTACTAGAACAGGACCGAAAACAAATAAAGACTTTATTGATAATTTAATCAATGAGTCTTTCCAAGTTATCAAATCTGATGTTCTTTTTTACAAGAATACCAGCGCGTCGGAAGCATGGATTGATCGGATTATCGATGCCTGGCATCGTGACCTTACTGACAAGTTTAAAGCGCTCGCCGCTAGAGAATTCAGAAACGGAGTTAGGGCAAGTGGCTTAAGCCTGACAGATACAGTTGTTGTAACAGGTTTCAAGACAGTAGAAACTTATCTCGACCACTATCTTCTTAAGCTTAGGGATGATATATCTCGTAGAGCTAAAAAATACAAAATGACCGACTCCGATACTTCTGTTCTTGATATTTCGAAGGGGCGGCTTAACGCTATTTACAATACTGAATTAACTAGATCTTATAACTATGGAAAACTAATGGGTTACAGAAGCCAGAATATAGAAACTGTGTATAATAGTGCTAGTGAGTCTGATTGTGAAGAGTGTTCTAACTTTAGTGATGTGAAGTTGAAAGTCAAAAAGGTATCAATTGCCGATATTCCTCCTCATCACCCAAACTGTAAGTGTTCTGTAGGAATTAAGAATGGCTAAGAAAATTTACATTTATGACTCCATTCTCTTAAACCCTGACCTCAAAAAACAATGGGACAAGGACCAAAAGCTTCATATGATTGATTCTTTTGTCCGGGCGGGTACTGGAGTAGAGATTACTGTACGAGCAACGCACGCTGCTCGCATCACCCGAAACAATGGTTTGTACTTGCCTGCAAAAATGAGAGACGGTATCAAAAGCTTTGTTTCCAAAGACGGAGGAGGAACATCATCCTTCAACAAGCCTGTTCTTACAGAGCATAATACTTATGACGCTCCTTTGGGTCGTGTAGTCGCTGCAGAATATATAGACACTTCCGGTGAAGTGTTTGGTCGTATTTCTGACAAGTACAGTGATGTTAAGGACGCTATAGCTGCTTTACCCACAATGAATAGAATGTGGCAGGCTGTCGATGCTGTTGAATCTTTAGTTCACTCTGGTCTTCTGTTCTCTAAAGACTTTCAGGGGTTAGGGTTTGGACGAACTACACTTCAAGTGACAGACTCTGACGCGATGACAAAGGTTCTTGATGGCCGTTACCAAACTGTGTCTACCCGCGCCGCCACAGATGCCGCAGTGTGCTCTTGTTGCAAAACAGATTGGGTTAGTGATGGACGTTGTGAGCATGATGTTGGAGAAATGGTTGATGGCGCGCCCATGTTTCTTATCGCAGGAAATCTCTCATACGAAGAGGTCTCCTTTGTAAATATTCCGGCAGACAGTGAGGCTGTTAGTGAAGGTGTGAGGATTGTAGATTTACATGAAAATGCTGAAGAAATTACACCGGTTTATACTGACAATTTACGATCGACTCCTTACGAGCTGCTTTCAATTACTGATAGTGCTGGTGTTGTTGATGGCATACAGCAGGCAAATACTGACGTTCTTGATGGTCTCTCTGTTTCTGACAAAGAAGAGAAAGAAGTAGAAGTTAAGCAAATGACAGATACTCAAAGTTGTCTCCTAGATCTTTACAAAGACCTACACGAGGGCCGCGAAGTAAATTGGGAAGATGCATTCGATGGAGAGACAATGATGGAACAACAGGCTTTGCTTAGATTCCATGATGGTCTTCATTGGGAATGGGATAATACAGTTCGAGAAGAAGACGAATGGTCTTTATCCAGAAAAGAGCAAATGCCTACAGATGTATATAAAGTTCACGCAAAACTTCATGCTATACTTGAGGAGAAAGGTTTGCGCGGAGCGATGATCAATGGTCCCTTGGATCAATTCAGCATAGCTGGAGAAGATACCGGGGAATATGTTCTAGTTAACAAAGATTCAAAGGAAGACGATTTAGATATGGAACTATCCGATTTACTAAAGCGTACTTCAGAATTTGAGATTGAAGATCTTAAGGATGCGATTACGCAGCTTACTTCAGCCGTAGAGGAAAAGGAAAAGGTAGCGAAAGCTCCGGACCTCAACACCCTGGTCGATAAGCTCGCCGCTCTAGAGGAGCAAGTTTCTCAGCTTGCAACTCAACTAACTGCACAGGAGGGTCTAACCGACTCTGCTGATGAGCAGCTAGAGCAAATCTCGGGAGAGTACAAAACTCTTCTCGCGGATCATGTTTCCCTACTTCAAAAACTCAATGGTACTGAAGGAGGACTTGAGGCCATCAAAGACAGTCTCAAGGAAAAGAATGTTCAAGAACTCAAAGATTCAGTCGGTGATCTTCTAAAGACTGCCTGTGAACTTGAGATTCTAAAAACAGAAAAAGCAGAAGTTGTTCTCGATGATCCTACTCTTGCTCAAGACGGAAAGAAGGCAGCAAAAACTGTCGACAATCTTGACAGATGGGGCCAGCTAGTGGTTGAGAGATATACTTCAATTTGTGATGACCAGGATGAAGAGGCGGCGCTCAACTATGTTGATAGCATGATGAAGCGTGGCTTTATTGATTCTGGATTTGATATCAAGGATTACCTAACTGACAAGGAGAATTCATAATGAGTTTTAACAGTTATACCCCTACTAGTAGACAGTGGGATCATGTAGGTAACCTCGTTCCTAACTTTGAGCACAGTGAGGGGATCCGTCCGCACTTCAACTCTATTCCGGCTCCGTGGCTCCCTGTTGTATTTCAGGATAAGCACTACGAGAATTGGATTGTTGTTGCTGCTGGAAAGGCCGTTGGTCTAACCCGTGAGGGTGATGTCTGTCCTGCTGGTCTCCGTGTAAGCTGGGCTGCTGCTGCTGGCGGTGATACAGTCCTAACCTACACTGCCAACGATGTTACGGAGCAGGTTATCGACCTGACCACTGGTGCGGTTGTTTCAGCTGCTACTTCTTACACTCTAACCCAAGTTCAGACTGCTCTTCGCAGTAGAGGCCTAATCGGTTCCGCCGAAACGCCCGATGCGTTTGTATCTATGCCTGTTGGTGTAGCTGCGCAGTCTTACTACGTATGGGCCTCAACCTCTCGTGATGGCTTCAAGCCTGCGGATCTCAAGTTCCACAACTTCCGTATGCAACATCAGGTAGCGGTCCTTTGCGACTATGTAATTCGTGTACCTCACTTGGCGTCCGCGTCGACTGACGAGACACTAGATGCGGCTCTTACTGGCTCAACTCTCACCTATGGTGCGGGCAACCTCTTTAGTGCTGCTAACGTTATTGCGACTGTTCGCTATAGCGGTGTTACAAGTACAGACTTTATTGCTGCTTCTCTAACCAACTCTGCGTTGGCTAAGAGCACTGCGAGAACTACAATCTCTGCTGATGATTCTACGCTCCTACTTCGTGAGCGCACTAGCGTTGATGGTATGTCTCAGTCCGGTGACTATTACCTCGATTACGAAGCTGGCGTTGCCTTCTTCTGGGTCTCTGGTGGAGCTACCGTTCCAGCACGCGTAAGCGGTACTGTACTTTCTTACAACCATTACAACAGCGTTCCGACTTCTGTCCACGATTATGTCGCTGCGACAGGGCTACTTCGCCCCGGTTCACTCGTTGAGGTCGATGGTGACTCTAACTTTACATTAGCTACTGGTACCGGTATCAATACCGTTATGGGCCAGGTCCTAGGCTTTATTACACATCCGAGAGACAATCTTGACAAAGTCAAGACACATTACTCGTCTCTTGGTACTGTGAACCAAATGCCTGGTACTGCAACCTCTGGTTTTCCTGACACTCTAAATGTCAGTACAACCGGTGCCGACCGCGAAGTAATCATCAACCTAATCAGTCGATAAGGAGAGAATGATGTCCGGTTTTGAATTTAAAGACACGAACCATGCTCGCTCTATTCTACAGAGTGGCGGACTCGATCTCGTGACTGGTAAAAGATTTGAGATGATGGATGTTCTAAATACATCCAATGCTGGCCCCCTACTTCCTAAGGTTGTAGTCCAGATCATCCAAGAGGCACAAGAGCCTCTCCTTGTCGGTACCAGTTTGCTAGATCAGATTCCGTATCAGTATGGCCAGTCAATTGTTTTCCCAGCGATGGGTGCAATGACTGCTGACGATATTGCAGAAGGTCAAGAGTACCCAGAGCACCAGCCCCAGATTGGCGGTGCGACGGTTACCGCTAACGTAGGTAAGGTTGGTATGGCTTTTGGTTTCACTGAAGAGATGATTCGCTACAGTCAGTTTGATCTCATGGGTCTATACATGAGACAAGCTGGTCGTGCGATGGCTCGTCACAAAGAAACCAAGATCTTCCAACACGTCCTTTCGCTAGGTGTTAAGGTATTCGATAACGCTGACCCCACAACTAGTTCACACGGTGTAACCACTGGACGTGGCCTAGCTGGTGCTGCGAATGGTTCCATGATAATGGATGACCTTTTCGACATGATGGCACAACTTATCCATCAGGGCTTCGTTCCTGATACCATTCTTGTTCACCCGCTTACATGGCTAATGTGGGTTAAGGATCCGACTATGCGTTCTTTCGCGCTACAGTCAGGTGGTGGAAGCTTCTTCCAGCGATGGCAGGGTTCCCCCGCTGCTC